AATCGCTGAAAACCTGTAGTGCCTTTTGCATGCTGATGCTGATAGATTGCGCCATGCTCGCCAGCATTGAGGCCTCGCCAGCCCGATGAAGCATGGCAGTGTCGGTTGCTTCAGCCGCTTTCTTCTGACCTTCGAGCATACGGGCACCGAGAATCGCCATCTGCCGCTCTTTTCGTTCCAGATTATCAGATAGGCACTTCAAGCCGGCGCCGCTAAATTCAAGGAAACCGACCGTGGTGTCCGGACTCGGGAAAACCAACATGCTTTGCGAACCGAGATAAATTTTGTCGCCCTGTTCCAAAGTATGCCCAGCGATCCACCCAGTCGGCAGGCCAGTGAAGTGACAACCATGCTCGTAATCCGCGTTGGTGCGATAATGCGAGAGGTTAAGGTCTACCAAGTCAATTAACGGTGGATCATCCGGACACGCCTCAGCATCATCTACCCCAAGAAAAAAGAACGGGATAAAATCAAGAAGCTGGTTATTCATCTTCGGGAAGAGGTCTTCTCCCTCTTGAAGAAACTGGTCGCCATCCGGGGAACTATCAGTTTTAACGAACAACCGAACCCGATAAACGCCATTGACCAAATCCAAGACGCGATAGACCGGTTCGCATTTCTCGGAAAACTCGTCATTAGGATCGACCACATTCCGGTCTTCCTTCAGAACAACCCGAACTAAAACCTCCTGAGAGTCGATCGTTTTTTCTTTCCAGTTGACGATTGACTCGGTTTCATAAAGCGACAAAGTCGGGCGCAAGTTACGCAGGATAGCGTCGGCCTGAGTAACTCCCTCTTCCATGACTACCGGGTAATCGACCAGAATGCCAGCACGGCCAACGGTCAAGCACTCCTCGACCACTTCAAGAGCGAAGATCTGAAGCGGTTGTGCGCTTTCACTGACCGAGGCGAGCAAGGGTTCCACACTGGCGGGCACGACAACGACCGGAGGCTTCCGGAATAACATGCCCTGCAAGCCCGCTATGGTGCGCCATGTGGCATTAAAAAACCCAGCCCTTGTCTTGTACGCACAATAGTCATCCCACTCCTGATCCTTGAGTCTTGGGAGATACAACTCGCCGGCTTCATGGACAGCGTCTTGACCTTCGGCCGTATCGCGGCAACGCTTCCACTTGGGAGCGAGCTTGTCGTACTCAGGATTGGTGGTTTCGACGCCCATGGATTACCTTTAAGTCCCAGTCATTCCGATTCGTTGCATAACCTGAGGCACTATCGGGAATTCCTTAGCGATGTAATATCCAAGAGCGTCCGAAATGTGCGTCAATCCCGGTGTTGCCTTCTTGTCAATCTCACCACTACCGCCTTTCAAGAAGATGACCCCGTCCAAGTCTTTGACCACATGGGGTGCCTTCTGCCCGTCGACTATCATGCGGATGTTTCTGCTGGCAGACATAAGCCGGGAATTCATTGCATTTACCCGGGATTTCTCGGTCGGGTTAGCATTTGGGACATTGTAGGAAATTCGTTGCCCGAAATGTGGGTTTAACGTTGCCTTAATTAGATCCCAGTCACTGCCCTGCACTTTGGCAGAACCACGGGAGCCACCAGTGGCGTCACCGTAGCAGTTGATCCGCCCGTTATGATCGCCCCAGTCCTCAATGAGCTTTCGACAAACTGCCGGAGTGTTTGAGTTTCGCTCGATGTGCACTTCACCAATGACCCCGGTTCCATACTCATCGGAAGGGAGCATCTGCTCCTGCGCAATAGCACAAACGCCTGGGTCGACGTTGAAGTCGAAGCAGAAAGCTATTGGGCGATTGGGATCATACTCAAGCGGGGAGCAGTGGAAGCGGGAATCGAAGACGTAGTAGGCACGGCCTTCGAAGTTGATAAAGCTGCCATCGTACTCCTGCTGAAAGGTCAGCTCATCCAAGTCTTCCTTGGCCATGGCGATTTCGTCGGCGTCAAGAATGTCGGACGACGGCCAATGAAAGTAGCCCCAACTCGAGCGCACGCTCTGCGCTTTGAAGTCGGCCTCTGCTTTAAGCGCAACCTCGTAGTAATGGTTGCGGCCTTCTGGCACTCCGATCAGATCGCACCAGCCCTTGCGGTCGGACAAGGCAGGGCGAACGTTGGCTCCCCATGCCTCCGGCTTCATGTTGCCGTACTCGTCAAGGATTCCACCATCCCACGGGGAACCCTCAATGCGTTCCGGCTTGTCCATGCCGAAAACGTGTATCTCCGAACCATTGACCAACGGAATTACCAACTCGGACTCGCTCGGCCGTCCGAGCTTCATCCAACTAGGCACTAACAGCTTGAGGTCATTCCAGTAGATGCGCTTCGCCTGACCGTAGGTCGGTGCTGATGCAAAGAAACGGCCCGGTAACCCAGTGTTCCCGCCTTTCATCGCCGCGCGGACTAGCTTGCGCTTAGCAATCTCCGACTTGCCCGAGCGGCGCCCAGCTGGAACAACATTGAACCGACAGGGCGAGTGATAGAAGCGCTGCTGCTCAAGATGCGGACGAAGCTCAGTCCAGCGAGCTGGCAGCTCAAGAGTGGGCTGAGCGCGAAGAAGCTTCATTTACTTCTTAACACGGACCGTCGCCTTCGAAGAACATTTATCTCAATTTTTTCGTTTTACGACCCAACAGCGGGGCGGCGTAGTTGACCGCATACTCGTTCCGTTCCTTTATGGAGAACTGTGAAGAATAACTGCTCATCTTCTTTCTGGCAAGCTTGAGCGCAGCGGCTCCTGCGTTTCGAGTTTCCTTGGAAAGAGTGGTTCTCTCGATTGCTTTTGCATGCATCTTCCGAGTCCTTGCTGCCGCATCTCTTGCTGCTTTTGTCCATGCCATGTTTACTTCTCCTCGGGGTTATCCGGAAACAGGTTTAGCGTTCCGGTCGCTTTGTCAATCTGACTAACTGTCTTGAGAACCTTGGCTGCGAATTCTTCAGCGGTTAACCCTTCTTTGTCTGGGTTCGGCACTTTATCAAGACCGAGGAACTTGGAGCGGCGTTCCATGATCTTCAACGCCCGATCAACGGCAGCAAGCTTTGGACCAGTGTCCTCGATCCGCTTTGTCCGCGGCTGACCAGTATTGATATCCACAATGGGCTGACCGCACTCATCCTCAACTATGTCTCGGACGACGCTGCCTTGACTGACGACAACGTGAAAGGATTGCAGAACTTTGATGACTTCGGTTTGCAGGTAATCCAAACGAGCAAGCTCAAGCTGAATGACCTCTTCGGCGGGTTCCTGAATTATTTCCCGCAAGGCTTTGAGAAGCAGTCTCCTGGCGTAGATTCGACTAATCCCAAACTTATCACCGAGTTGTTGATAATTCAGATCGGCATTATCGCGCCTTGCCCTCAAAAGGGCGGCTTGGAGGTGCTTGGTTCGCTCCGTGGGAGTAGCAGTACCCTTTTTCGGGCGAATTGGGTTTGGGGTGATTGCGTTCGGAATGTCCATCCTTTAAGAATACAAAGGGCTATTGCGGCTTGGCAACAACGGCAGAGATCCCAACCACTTCTTCCTCAAGCTTGGCCCAGTAAGCCTCGCCGGAACCTCGATGCTTGCAATCTTCACAACGCGGGTCAATCAACGACTTGTCGTACCGGCATTCCCGAGACATGGTATTTTCGATAGGTTTGCTGCCCATCGAGAACGACCCGTCAGGAAGAAAGATTCTAACGGGCGCCCAATAGCGAGCCGCCGAACGGTCACCGTTTGAGCAACCATAAGGCGAGCTTGCTGTTCGAATTGTCAGCGGATGAGAATCAGTGTCGGCGACCGGCATCCTTGAGTCCCACGCCCATGCAAAAAGCGACAAAAACGCCAAGCCCCACCCAAACCAAAAGGCCCAGCGAGCCCAAAAGAAACGTCGTCATGATGTTTTCTCCAATGAAGTGATAGGATGATAACCCTGCCCGACAAATGCCGGACAGGGCGTTGTAGAACCTAGGTAAGCTGCTTGACGGATTCGAGGTTCTCGGTTGTCATGCCGCTTCCCCTTTGGAAATGATCCTGATCTTAGTAGAAGCGCTGGCCGGGATGCTGCAATCGACCCGCTTAACATTCGAAAACCGGAGAGACCCGGACTTGCCGACAAAGAAGAACATGGTCGGCGAAACAGACTCAGCAAAAACTTCAAACTTCGACGACCGAGAATCAATTCGGACATACCCGAGGGCGAGCAGCCCCGCGATGTACTTTTCCCGCAACGTCTTTTTCATGGCGAATCTCCTGAGTGAGTGAAAGGGCCCCGGAACGCCGGGGCG